TGGTCTTTGATATGCCCATTAAGATGTAGTTTGAATGACTGTTTGACACAATTTTTAATCCAAAAATAATATGAGTATATTATATTTATCAGTATTACAAAGGTCGTTATTCGCTTATGACGTTGTATTATATTTCGCTTTTAACGAAATTCCCGATGATAAATATAAATACTAAAATATTATTATAGGAGATTATATTATGTCGTTAGAACTAATGATTGTGGCCGGTATAGGCTTGGTAGTGGTTGGATATGTTGTTTATCACATGAGAAATAAAAAAGATAGCGGTAGCGGAACGGGCGGACGAGTTGATCCGGGCGATAAATATCCAACAAAGGAAAAGTAAAAAGAGACAAAATGGGGACATTGTGTCCCCATTTTTTTAACAACCGGTTGACTTTGTTGATAATTTTTGGTATACTAGCATTGTCTTAATACATACAATAGGAACCAAAAATATGACAAATCCTAATACATTATCTTTCACCAAAGATGATACCATTCGAATCAGACAACTAATTAAAGAAGGTGTCCAAGTTCAAACCGAAATAAAAATGCTCCGAGAAGGGTTGAGCGAAACAGTAAAGGCCATAGGCGAGGAAATTGATGTTAAACCAAAAGTACTTAATAAGGCCATTACGATTGCGTTCAAGGATTCTTTACATGATGAAAAAGACCAACTGGACGTCATCGAACATTTTATTGACATTTATCGACAAAGCAATCCTTAATAGGAGCTATTAGTTGTACATTGATGCTGTAGAAGAGCGCCAAAAGGGCGAAATACGCGTAGTAGAACGAAGAAATGGTAAGCGGGAATATGTTACATATCCCGCTGACTATTCATTCTATGTCGAGGACAAGGCAGGAGAATATAAGGGTCTTTTTGGCGAAAAATTAAAAAAAGTTGTGCCATCGAATTATAAAGATTTTATAAAAATTAAACAATCGTATGGTAGTAGTAGGATATTTGAATCAGATGTTCATTACGTGTTTAGATCGTTAGAGAAACACTACGAACACACCGATCCACCCGAACCACACGTCGCTTTTCTTGATATCGAGGTCGATTTCGATAAAACCTTTGGATACTCTGCGGTAGAGGATTCTTTAAACAGAATCACCTCGGTATCGGTGTACCTACAGTGGATAGATCAAATTATATGTCTGGCTGTGCCTCCAGACGAACTCGATTATGACGAAGGAGTTCGTATTGGCGATGAAGTTGGGTCTACTATTGTGCTAGAGAACGAGGCCGAATTATTAAAATATTTTCTCATCATAATAGAAGATGCGGACATACTTAGTGGGTGGAATTCCGAGACCTATGATATTCCTTATTTGGTCAATCGAGTCCGAAGTGTTCTGGGTAAATCTGAAATACGAAAGTTCTGTTTATGGAACAAAGAACCATTACGCAAGTATGAACTAAAGGGCGGCAGAAAAGAATTAACATATTTTTTATATGGCCGCGTTCATTTAGATTACCTTGCACTATATAAAAAGTATACATACGAAGAACGCTTCTCGTATTCGTTGGATAGCATTGCTGAATTAGAGCTGGGGGAAAAGAAAGTACCATACGAGGGGACACTAGACCAGTTATATCGGACTGATTTTAAAAAATTCCTCGAATATAATATTCAGGATACCATGCTTCTGAATAAACTCGATAAAAAATTAAAATTCATGGACCTCATTATAACCATTGCCCATTCCAATAATGTACTTCTTAATACTGCGATGGGCACCGTATTGATGGTAGAACAAGCAATTTTAACAGAAGCTCACCACAGGAATCTAATTGTTCCCGATTCACAACGAAAAAGAATAACTCGTGAAACAGAAGACGAAGAGGACATAACTGAAAAGGCCGCTGGGGGATGGGTATCGTACCGCAATTCGGGATTGCATAAATGGATAGGAAGTACTGATTTATCGTCGCTATATCCTTCTGTCATCCGTGCGTTCAATATGAGTCCGGAAACCATCGTAGGGCAATTAACAACCCAATACACAGAATCTGCCCTTACTGATTATATTGAAAATGGAAATTCTAAGTGTACGTTTGCTAAATGGTGGAATGACCGCTTCATGACACTTGAGATGGAATTGTTTTATCAGAAAGACACCGCCAACAAACTTGAATTAAAGTTTGAAAATGGAGAAACAAGAGTCGTCACGGGAGCAGAATTACATGATCTCATATTTAAAAAGGGCGGAGATTGGTGTATAACGGCTAACGGTACGATTTTTCGTAATGATATCGAGGGAATTATTCCCGGACTACTGACTCGTTGGTACAAAGAGCGCCAACAACTTCAACGAATAAGATCGCAGTTTAAAATGGTATTGGATGGAAAACATACCACCCACCACTCCATAACTAACGAAGCTCCCATTACAAAGAGCGACGTATATGAATACCGTACCGATGATTTGGATTCAGCATTAAAAAGTGACAACACCGATAGCATAACGCAGTTTTGTATTGCTTGGGGTCTGACGGTCGTCGATCAAAAAATTATGCCCAATAAAGCTTCGCTGGAACAATGGAAGACTGCCGAGGCATATTGGGACAAACAACAGCTGGTCAAGAAAATTAATCTAAATTCTGCATATGGCGGAATTTTGAACAAGTTTATGAAGTTTTATGACAAGCGTATTGGTCAAAGTACTACTTTATCTGGACGGATGATTACTCGTCACATGACAGCGAAAACAAATGAAATTATTTGCGGAGATTACAATCACGATGGCAATTGTATTGTATACAACGACACCGATAGTGTGTATTTTAGTGTGTGGCCAGAAATAAAAGACAGGGTGAAATCTGGAGAAATAGAATGGGATGCTGACAAAGCCATCTCTCTTTATGATGAAATAGGAAGGGCTGTATCAGATACGTTTCCAAAATATATGTTTGATACCTTTGCTGTCCCTAACCATCGTGGAAAATATATTCGTTCCGCTAGGGAAATCGTAGCTGAAACGGGTCTGTTTATCAAGAAAAAACGATATGCGTGTTTAGTTATTGATAAAGAAGGCAGTCGCAAGGATGTCGATGGTAGTCGGGGGTCTATTAAAGCAATGGGGTTGGATTTACGAAGATCAGATACACCAAAATTTGTACAGGAATTTCTATCCAGTATTTTGAGAAATGTCCTAGAAGGACAATCCGAACAAGAAATTATCGGTCAGGTTAAAGAATTTAGACAATACTGCCATTCCCTCCCACCATGGGGAAAGGGTACACCGAAAGCAGTTAATAATCTTTCGAGATATATTGAACGAGAAGAACAATATATTATTGATCGTGTTGGAGGCAAAAAAGTTAAGAAACCCACATTGCCGGGTCACGTTCGTGCCAGCAAAAATTGGAATCTATTGCGAGAAAAATATCATGACCAACATACGTTACCCATATTGGACGGACAAAAGGTGGTCGTGTGTGATTTGAAAACCAACGCCGACAACATGAAAAGCATAGCCTATCCTATCGACGAAGTCCATCTTCCTGACTGGTTTTTAGAATTACCCTTCGATGATGATTTGATGATAGAAAAAAATATTGATAAAAAATTAGACAATTTGCTGGGAGTTTTAAAGTGGGATCTAAAGCCGAAACAAGCCGATACGTCGACGTTCGGTGTGCTGTTCAAAGTACCAAAAGATTGACTTTTAAGGTATATTGATGTATAATAAGGTAAAGTTAAGGAATATTATGTATGTTATTTGATAATTTGCAAGATGTATTGAAGCACACTCATGGCCTATCGTTCATAGAAACGGTCAAGTTAGAAGGCACAGAAGACGGTACAATACTTGAATCTATGGCAGAGAACAAAAGTGTTATAATGATGGGGATGTTGCTTAGTCCAATAGATGAGCTTAGCGGCCATACCATTGGATTAGGAAGAATGCGTATTCTTGATGGATATCTTCGATTCCCTGCGTTTGCTGAAGACAAGGGATGTGTTTCTTTTACCTACAAGAAATTTGGAGAAGCAGAAACCCCCGTTGAAATTCAATTTCAAACGGGAAGTGGTCATATAGCAAAGTACCGGTTAACCAGTAAAGCAATCATCAATGACATGATTAACGTCCCTCCAATGGAAGATTTAGAATGGGGCATATCGTTTACTCCTACACAAAAAAATCTTTCTGATTTAAAATATTTTTCCCAAATACTAGGTTCATATGAGTCTTATTTCAACGTCATTACTGAGGACAACAAATTGCAATTGGGAATGGGCGGGTCAGGTACAGATGGAATTGTGATACCGTTCGTAGACAATATTACTTCCGAAATATCTCCAAATTTCAAATGGCCGTTGGCCGAAACACTAAGTATATTGCGTTTAAGTGAAAATACTGAATGCACAATGGAGTTTTCATCTAGTGGGGGCCTTAGAATTATCATAAATAGTGGGCTGGGATTATATACATATATATTGCCAGCTATTCAATAAGGAAACCAACATATGGCAACGCTGACAGCAAACGGAGACCCCTATTTTTGGGATCATATCTTAACCACCACCTCCCAAGGTCTAGGAGACAATACGAATGTGCGTGATGTATGGGGGTCTGGAAACGGGACTTATACTACCTCAACTGCCACCTATTCCTATTCCATTAGATATTTTATTTCGGGTTATACCCACGAAAGATATTTAGAACATGCAGAAGATATATTGTGTCGTAGGCTGGGTCTGTACATAGAGAAAGATACATATAAATTATCAACTAATATGGAATTCAGAGAAAATTATAATAGTTATTTGAAAAACATCCAAAAAATTGTTGGTAGCAGATTAATAGACATTATTGTTTTTGTACAAAACGAAATAAACTTGTTTAATGACGGCAGTTCATTGACCACAGGCACCTTCACTTATACTCAATATCCGCAACCTCAAGCTACGGAAAGAGATGACAGCATTTTATTGGCATATTATAGTGAGTTGTGCGAGTGGGTAATGGACAATGCGGAAAAAATACCGGATCTATACGAAGCCATTCATAGCGAAACAGAAATTTATTTGGTTTTTAAGTCTTTGACCGCGCCACCAGAAGATCATAAATAGAGAGAAAATACATGAACAGAAAAATACCATTTAATTGGCGTCCTACCTCTTGGTTCTTATCTGGAGAAGCACGAGAAATTGCAAAAATAGAATACGAAATGGACGGATATGATAAAGAAATTGCATTAGCGGAGTTAAAGTATCCGCATGACGAAAGGTTTTTGCAAAAAATCATATTAGATATCCAACTAAAACATGAAAAATTATCCATGTATGAATATGAGGTGGCGTGTGCCGAACTTAATGACCAGAGCGCCAAAGAATTAGCCAAACAAGTTTTAGATATTAAAATCAAACATGAAAAAATATCTGAATACCAATATGAAATGGGTTTGGCAGAATTGATAAACGACGAAGATAAGCGAGAGCTAAAAAAACTATCAATACAGTTGCAGTATGGAATACTCACTGAAGAAGCATATGCGAAAGCTGCTAATACCATAAAAAACGAGCCGTGGGTTTCAATTTCCGATATAACATTTGACCCAGACAACCCGGCCATTGGTTCATGGAAGATGGACTGGAACGATCAATTCATTGAATTCCTGCACGATCATGGGTACTCAGAACCCACAGAAGAAGGCACTGTGGATCGATGGATGAATGATGTCTGTAAACATGTTGCTCTTGAAGCATTTGATGGAATTGGGGATATAAATGAGCGGCTTGAAGGGATTTCTCCTGAGGACAAAGAATCCAGACGAGTGGATGATTCCAGATATTATAAAGATTAAAATGAGATATATCATCATAGATGCGTTAAATTTGGCCCACAGAGCCAAATATGAAACGGGCGGAGACATAGATACCCGCATAGGAATGGCAATGCACACCATGATGTATAGCATACGTTATATGTGGAATATGCATGGCGCAGATCATGTTGTGTTTTGTTTTGATGGAAGTCGGGACAATCAATGGCGGGTTGGTCTTTATGAGGGGTATAAGAGAAATCGAATTACCAGAAAAATTAATCTATCAGAACGAGAAATAGAAGACGATAGGCTGTTTTTCGAAGCAGTAAATGATTTGAAGTGTTTTTTAGAAGACAAAACCAATGCTACGGTATTGCAAAACGACTCGTTAGAGGCGGATGATTTAATTAGCTTCTGGATTCAAGCTCATCCGAAGGATGAACACATAATAATATCTAGTGATACTGATTACATACAGCTACTAAAAAATCCATTAGTTTCCATATACAATGGAATTAAAAAAATACGCATTGATCAGACGGGCGTATACAACGACAAGGGGCAAGTCATGGAGTTTATTATTAAATCCAATGCTAGCTTGAGTGTTAAGGGAATCAATGAAGCATTTCGACCCGAGACAGATTGGTACGAATGGGCTACCTTTTTAAAATTTGTACGAGGAGACACGTCAGATAATATATTCCCGGCCTATCCCGGCGTGAGAATAAAAGGATCTTCTAAAAAGATCGGGGTTAAAGACGCGTTTGAGGACAGAAATACACAAGGGTACAACTGGAATAATTTCATGTTGCAAAGATGGACCGACGCAGATGGAAAAGAGCACGTTGTGCGAGACTGTATTGAGCGTAACCGACAATTAATTGATTTATATAAACATCCAGATGATGTCAAGGAGAAGGGGTTACAAACCATTGCCAATGCATTGGGCCGAAAAAAGGTACAGAACGTGGGGGTACATTTTTTGAAATTTTGTTCTCGTTGGGATTTGCAGAGATTATCTGATACCCCCACGGACTATGCTAAAATATTTAATGCAGGGTATCAGGGATGAATCCGTTGAAAAAACTTCACCACAAACTTAGAGTGGCCAAACAAAGAAAGCTACCGCACCTCAAGCTGTCTATAAAGGAAGCCAGTGAGTTAGAGGAATTTATGAAGTCACAAAGAAATGATATAGCTTTGCTTCAAGAAAAGATTAATAATGCAACAGAAACAAACAGACCAGACGTGATAGTTAATAACAAAACTAAAAAACGAACGATAGTAATGGATGGGAGTAAATTTTAAAAAAATGCTTAATATTTCCTTTAGACCGGTAACGCAAAATAGTTGGATTGTCGTTTCAAAAAACGACGACAAATGCATTGGGGTTTTATCTAGAAATCCAGACAATTCCTTTGTCATGTTGGTAGAAAATGAAAAATTATCCTTTGATAGTAAAGATGATTTAGAGCGGGTATTGGGATTTCCATTTGAATCTAGAATAGCCAAACGAAAGAGACTATCACGCAGAGAACAAAATTATATCAACGGATATGCCGTAGATTTCAAAAAAATATATCCAGAGTTAGACCATCCATCTGGACTTCCCACCTTCGCTAAAAACAAAAACAGTGACGTATTGTATTGTGCAGGGTATTACTGTTTAAAAAGAAAGAACGGCTGGTCTGCCGTGTATTGTAGTAAATTAAATACACTGAGTAAGTATGAATTTGAAGGACCATTCCAGACACCAGATCAATGTAATGAGCGACTTTCTATGTTGAAGGGTCAAAAAAAAGATAAATAAACTTAGTAGTTAATTACAAAGGTATATACAAATGGCCAGACCAGAACCAAACATTTTATTAGAGCACGTAAACCAAGACGACTATGTAGCGGAACAAGTCTTGGAGTCTGATGGTGTTTACGCAGTGTTTTACGACGCCAAGCCGATTAACTTGCGTACCATCAACAAATTGATTAATTATCCCGGTCCTAGATATAAAAAGGTTAACTTTAGTAATCCCGGCCATGCTAGAAAACTAGCTATCAGACTAAACGAACAATTCAAAACAGATAAATTCACTGTTCATAAACTCACTCGTGGAGAAAGAATATTCTAATAACGCCGATTCGTATCGGCGTAGATCTCAAGCTATCAAAACGTATGGCTTGTTGCCAGAAGATCTCATATCCTCCCAATCTTGGTCGTTTTTGGGACTTCAATTATCTAACAAAGGATTTAAAAAACTTAAAAAACAGTTTGATTTTACCGAATATCAATTTGATGCTGATCCAGCACAGCTTACCCGATATATACGAGTATTAGTTGAAAATTTAGATGACCCTTTTCATTGGAAATACTTCGGTAAAAAATCAAAAATTTACATATTCGGAGATACGATTAATACGTTAATAAGACTTTCCTCTGATAATATTGTTGATTGGGTTGACAGGCTGGGCGATTACAAGTATAATAAGAAAGAATGAATCATAAAATAAATCTCAATAAAACCCGCGACACCACGTTATTTACGGTGGGAGACGGAGCAATAATTTGTGTTTATGAGACGAGTGATATTGATCATACACGCTATACCCGTGCCCTAGACCCAGATTTTTCGTTAAACGTGAGTTACAATGAAAAGGAAGAGGTTTATGTTTTATTTTATTGCATTGAGACCGATACATATTATGTGTATCAGGATTTATTCAAGGTTATAGAAGTTTTCGACCAATACGGCGTACATATAGAACAAAAGCAGCCCAAAGCATTAATGCCGTTTGAAGTCGAAGTGGACGACGAAACCAAAGTATTTATAAAATTATACACAAACGGCACTTGACACAACACATTGCCTGTGTATATAATACCCCCACACGTTAATAATCACATTTGAAAAAGGAGAAAATTTGTGAGCCAAGCTAAATCTCAATTTGACGAAAACCCAGTAACAGTGAGCCAGCTTAAGAAAATGGCTCGTCGAGCCATGGCCGCTAGACGACCGCTAATGGTGTGGGGAGCGCCCGGCTTAGGCAAGTCCGAAGCCATCGAACAGATCGCAGCAGAACAGGGGCGTCCACTGATTGATCTGCGCCTCCTTTTGATGGAACCGACCGACCTTCGGGGCATTCCATTTAAGACTACGATGAAATCACAAGATCCGGTTACCGGTGAAATGATCACCGTCGATACAGTTCGTTGGGCACCGCCAGAAGAACTGCCTCGTATTGGATTCAAAGATAACGCAATTCTTTTTTTGGATGAGATTTCAGCCGCACCACCCACAGTACAGGCAGCGGCTTATCAGCTTATTCTGAACCGCCGCATTGGAGCATACAAGCTGCCTGATGGTGTAGATATTTTTGCTGCAGGCAATCGTCAGTCTGACAAAGGTGTTACATACAGAATGCCTACGCCACTGGCCAACCGTTTCCTTCATTGCACGTTAGTATGTGATTACAACGAATGGGTTGATTGGGCAATTTCAAGCGGCAACGTCAATGCCGACATCATTGCATATCACATTGACAACAAAGGCAAAAACTTGTTTACTTTCAATCCAAAAGAAAACAAAGAAATGGCTTTTGCTACCCCAAGGTCATGGGTATTCGTGGGACAGGTTGTAAGCGAAGATGACGGTACTGATCCCGCACTTACTAACCACATGGTATCTGGTGCGGTGGGCGAGGGTCTTGCTGGGGAGTTTATTAATTTCCTGAAAATTAAAGATCAGCTTCCCAAGACAGACGACATATTGTCAGGGAAAATCAAAGTGGCCAAAAACTTAACCGAAATGTCAGCAAAATACTTGGTTATTGTTAACCTTTGCCATTCGATGAAAGACTTTTTTATCAAGAATGATATTACCTCCGATACCATTCGCAAAAAAGACAAGAAGTATGAACAACATTCGAAGGAACTGATAGCAATGTGCGATAACTTTATCAATTTTATTATTGAAAACTTCGAAGACGAACTGACCATTCTGGGTCTCCGAACGGCACTGTTCCACTATCAGCTTCCGTTCCCATACAATGAAATGAAAACATTTAGTAAGTTTTCGAAAAAGTACGCACCTTATATCAAGTAAAGGAACTATTATTATGTCATCTATGACTACAGAAGAAAGAATTTTAAGGGCAAGAACTCAGCTGTTGCTGGGTTCTCCTTTTTACGGTCAGCTAGCAATGCGCTTGAAGTTCATAAACGCAACCAAATGGTGTCCAACTGCTGCAACCGATGGGAAACATTTCTATTATAACGATGACTTTTTTAAGTCATTGGACGACAAAGAATTAGAATTTGTTTTTGCTCATGAAGTCATGCACTGTGTTTACTCGCACGTAGGTCCTATGTCTCGAAAGGGATCCAGAGATAAAACTCTTTGGAATTTCGCCGGAGATTACGTCATTAATTGGGAACTTAAAACACAGGCAGTTGGCAAGATACCGGACATCCCACTACTATTGGACGAACAGTTCAAGGAAATGTTTACGGAAGAAGTATACGACATTCTGTATGATAAGAATGAGAAGAACAAACAGGCCCTCAAAGACATGATTGGCGAGGGTAATTTCGACATGCACATGAATGACGAAGATTCAGACGACAACGGCAATAGCCCAGTTACTGCAGATCAATTGCCCACTGTCATGGATGGTTCAGAGTGTCCAATTCCAATGACCGACGAAGAGAAGGAATCTCTCGAAAGGGAATGGAAAGAAGCGGCCACGAACGCCGCCCGAACTGCCGGTGCAGGAAATGTTCCAGCTGGCGTCAAACGCATGATCGACGAAATGACAGCACCAAAGATGGACTGGAGGGAACTACTTAACACACAATTAAAGTCACTGTTGAAAAATGATTATACATTCATGAAGCCCTCTCGCAAGACATGGGGCATGGGCGATGTCATTCTTCCGGGAATGGATACTGAAGAAACGGTTGACGTGGCAATTTGTATTGACACTTCCGGCTCTATTAGCAATGATATGCTTCGAGACTTTTTATCTGAGGTCCAAGGAATCATGGAAGAATTTGAAACCTTCCACATTAAACTGTGGTTCTTTGATACAGAAACATATACCGTTCATGAATTTAATTCAGATAATATCTCTGACTTAACGGATAGTGATTTTGAAATCGAGGGGGGCGGTGGCACCGAGTTTGCGTGTAACTGGGATCTAATGAAGGAAATGGACTACTGTCCAAACCAACTTGTTATGTTTACCGACGGTTATCCTTGGGGTTCTTGGGGCGATCCCGACTATTGTGACACCCTCTTTGTTATCCACGGAAGCAAAGATATTGAAGCTCCTTTTGGAATTTCAGTATATTATGAATATAGTTAATAATTAAATATAAAAAAAATATTATGGACACATTAATTTTAAATAGAGATGGCTCTCCGCTATCGTTGCTTCCAATGTCAGTTTTAAATTGGCAGGAAGCTATCAGATTACTTGTGCTTGATAAAGTTCATGCAGTTAAAAATTATGAAGATTGGATTATTCGCAGTCCAAGTATAACTATGCATGTCCCGTCAGTGGTAATGACAAAAGAATATGTTAAATGGAACAGAATGGTAAAATATAGTAGAAGCCATATTCTGTTGCGAGACAGATATAAGTGTCAGTTGTGTGGCAAAACCCCGCCAGTAGGTGAGCTGACATTAGATCACGTCATTCCCAGATCGAAAGGAGGCAAAACCACGTGGGAAAACATAGTTACATCATGCAAGTCTTGCAATGAAAGAAAGGGCAATGACGAGACCATTGTGCCAGCACACAAACCAGTACGGCCCAGTTATTACCAGCTAGTTTCGGAACGTCAGAAATATCCAATACGCATAAATGATGAGTATTGGCAGAATTTTTTGGGGTGGCCACAAGAATTAGTACAATTGACTTCTCGAAGAAAATAAATAGATTACACAGGAGATTATTATGGCTAAGAAGAAAAAAGAAAACACAGCGCCGGTCGAAGACAAGGCTACAAATGCGGTCGAAAATCTGGAAGCAAATACCAAAAGCTCGCCCTTAGGGTCTGAGCCAGAAGTGGACACCAGTAACCCACCAATTATAACGGTAAACGACATTCAAACTATGTTGGCGGTTATCAATACTGCTTCCAGTAGAGGGGGCTTTGAGGGGGCGGAACTAAAGACAGTGGGTGAATTACACGATAAATTAGTTCATTTCTTGAAGTGGGCGGCACAGGCAACAACTGACAACGAACCGACTTCCGAATAAAAAAAACTAGTTTTGTGGGTCTGGTGAATGATAAATATCACCAACTTAATTAAAAAAATATATTTTTAAAGGAACACGATCATGACAAACAAAGTACAAAGACACACTGGTAAGATTACTAATACCGGACAACGATGTGTTGTGGTTTTCAGGAAACTTCCAGATGACCCAGAGAACGCGTTGGTTGTCCAAACAGACCAATTACCTGATGGATACCATGACAACTTAATGGCGGTTCTCAAAGAACCAACAACACAGAACACGCATGAATTTTCTGACATACTCCATCGCAGACGATTTGGTGATGGTTCTCCCATGCTCGAAACACTGCATAAACGCGGTTTTTTACGTAAAGTGCCCGTCGACAACGTCACGCTGTACCCGTTACCCAACCACCCCCTGCCACTAGCAGATGCTAATCGAGAAATTGATGCATTAAGTTCAGATGCTCCGCCATCGAACCCGGCACCAGAAGCGGACTCTTCGTCAATACCGGCAACGCCCGTTAATGAAGAGGTCCCGGTTGGATCCGAAGACAACAGTGTTGTAGCGGCCAACCTCTTGGTACAGGCGGAGTTGCTGGAAAAAGACGCCGAGGCTATGCGTGAAAAGGCGTATACCTTGGATCCGGAATTGCGTCCAACTAAGGGTCGTCCCAAGTTGTCTGATGAAGAGAAAAATCGTAGAAAAGATATTTCTAACAAAAAGAGACGCGAAGATTACCAAGAGAAAAAAGAAAAAGCATTGAAAAAGAAAGCTGAATTGAAAAACAACCCGACTACGAAAGAATAACCTAATATCTAGTTTGTTCTTTCGGCCCGGAACCACCACACCCCAGCACGTTTTTTCTTCATAGGTGGTTCCGGGTTTTTATTTATCATCAACCACGCCATTCCTAACGCTGTATTTTATCTTTATTGTGATAAAACTAAATAATAATAGTGAGAGGAAACACCAATGGCAAAACGAGAGATACATTACGAAATAATCCCCAGTACGCTGGAACAATACCTGTCTCCAATTGCTGACGTTGTCAGGGAAACCGTCATAACCCAGATTCCAAATGAATTTATAGAATACCTAGAAGTTGAATATACCAATGGTACTGTAATACGTGTCGGAGGTGAAGATATATCGGAACCCATTGTTATTGGTGGGAGTCCCTCTGCCACCAAGGAAACACAAAACATGGTGTTCAAGAATATATTAAATATTAAAATTTATATTAATTTCCATCAAATGGAAAAATCCATAGATGATCAACTAAATGCTATATTTGGCAAAAATATGTTCCTAGAAGACTAAACTTTTTTGATAACAAACACCAACCCATCGCGCTCGTCTACCGTACTGAACCCCATATTAGTCCACGAATGCTCTTCATTTACAATGTCCCAAAAATATAGACAGCCTTCTTGTTTTGCTTGCTGGGAAAAGACATCTAATAACGTGGTTATCAAGTCTCGGTGTCTATTTGGATCAACGTTTTCGTATATGTATAGTCCACGCAGTCTATACATACTCGACGTTGTACGATGTCCTCCCAAAGCAGCCACATATATCCCGTCTTCTTTTATTGCATAAAAACTAGGTATATACTTCTGTGGTATGTTGTGGTCATGAACCCCCAGATATTGTAATGTATCTACAGGTGGGTTTGGAGCTGTTTCTGGCCATAACCACGAATCCCACATATCTTTCATCTGTTTATATGATATTTTTTCAACGCTCATAGTGTTTTCCTTGCATAGCAGTTTGGTCCATACTCCATGTTTTCATTAAACCACGGACTTGTTATCTCAAATCCAACCTTTTTATGCACAATATGCGACCCGTCGCGAGGCATACACCAAACATATTTGCATCCCACGCTCGAAGCATAGGCACATGTCGTGTTTAAAAGGCTCGATGCAATCCCATTACCTCGGTATTCTGGCTCGATATATATACCACGAGATCTGAAGTACTCCTCGTCGCACTTGTGCCCACTGTTACATCCAACCAACGATCCATTTACGAAAGCCCCCCAAAAAACAGCCTCATACTTCTCATAAATTGACATATCAATCTGTCCATCATATGTCATAGAAGACATGGGTTTTATGGGGCTTACTCGGTTTGGCCACAACACCATCCACATGGGCAGAATATCATCAAAGGTTATTCGTTTTATTTGAGCGTTAATGTTGGGTGTTCTCCTTCCGGTCGTTTCATGTAAATACACGACATGTGTGTGTCGTGCTTCTTTCTAGAAATACGAAACCAATCGTTTTTCAAATCTAATTCTGGAAAATATTTGTCCCCACCATGGGTTCCGTTGACATGGGTAATGTACAATTTGTCTGCCAGAACAAGCGCTTCTTTATATATTTTTTCCCCGCCCAATATATAAAGGTCTTCACCTCGAATGGCAGCAAATAACGCAGCATCTAGTATGTTGTCAACCACTACTGCACCATCTACACTTTTAAGTGTTTTAGAAATTACGATATTAGTACGATTAGGAAGAACCCTACCAATAGACTCAAAGGTTTTCCTCCCCATCGCAACGACATTGTGTTCCGTGACTTCTTTGAACCAACGCATATCTTCTGGCAAATTCCACGGAATATCATTCTTTTCCGTTCCAATTACCCTATGTTCATCATATGCTACAACTATTGCTACGTGACTCATCAACTACTCCTATCAATAACTTCCAATTACCATGAATCTTTTATAAATTGGAATTTCTAATACGCCTTTGTAAAATATTTTATTAAATTTCAATTGTTTTTCTAATTCAGCCAGACTGTCAACAACATTTATGTGATCCCTGACATTATGAAAATTATTGGATTGGATTGCCATTGGAATTTTATAATCCCTCATCTTCGTATACCATATTTCAGGATCAATATGCTCGAAGCTGGTGTTAACTACCACATCATATGGACTATAATCTAAATCGAACATGTCTTCTGTTATAGCATTGAATTTATTGCATTGATAGTCTGACTTATTAATGTATTGTTTAGCAATACGCTCGCATTTGGGGTCTATGTCAACCGAAGTTATATGTTCTATTGTTGGGATCGCCTGAAATAACCACGGCGCTAATGTCCCGTACCACCCCCCACACAATACGACGTGTTTGACATTTGACACAATTTCTGGAATTTCTTTAAAGGTTTCGGAAAGCCATATCTTGCTGCACAGCTGACCCTTGCTGAACGCGTCCATATCTAATTCATCATGTACCATAGATACGCCATTAAGCAATGATACAGGAAAATTATGTTTTTCCAAATATTGGGATGTTTTATCCCAGCTATCAAGTAAAATATAATCTTGTTTCATTTGTTTGATTCTTCCCATCTTTTCAACAACCATTCATGATCGTTGATGTGTTCTAATTTATCTTTGTTTTCTGCATGTGACATTCCATATTCTTTGCCTTCTAGTGCACCACGAATAGCGTATTTTCCATTCTTAGAATCTTTTCCCATCGTACACCAAGTGTTCAATCTATCTTCGGTTTCTCTATCATTCTGATCCTTGATAACTTTCGAAGACAATTTTACACATTCACGAAAAGCACTTTTCCATGCGGTGAACGGATCTATATCGATCATCGTGGTATTGCTTATTTCAGCTATAGGAACAAAGTCCTCGGATATGCTCGTGGTAAAATCTATATTATAGGTGTCGGTGTTTAAAATGACGTCTCGTGGGAATAACTTAACACCACCATAGCCATAAACCAAATTATTTATAGGATTTTGGCTTCGCCAGACAAAAACCTTATGGTAATCTGATTTGCGTGGCATAAAAGAAAAATCAAACGTTTCGGTTAACTTAGCATCGGCATCAACAACATAGAACATAGGAGTTGTTGCCAACTCTGCCGCCGCCTTGTGTGCCTCGAATATGCCTTTAACACCGTGTATTCTCTTGGCCCGTGGAACTTTTTGGACCAAGGTATCGTACATTTTGTCTGCAAAAGGTTCCTTATATGATAACATAATGACATCAAACGGCATTCCTATACAGCCAGCCTCCCTGACATACTGAATCCCATCCCCCTCTTTCCAGCCTCTGGGATATAACAAGACACCAGAATAATCGTAAACGGTGTTGGTATGTGGATTTATTCGTTGCCACACATGTGCCTTATCCTCGTCCCACATTTCAGGTACAAAGTCGAAGGGGAAATCTTCCGCAAAAATAACATCGTCGTCCATAATAAAAAAATAATCTTTGGTATTGTTTGTTAACGCTTCGTCCATTGATTGGTATATGGGCCAAGTGCGCCCAAACTTAGTATAAATCTTTTCATCATGATATATAATGTTGTCTCGGGGATTTTCTAACACGTCCGGGGATTCTTCCAATTTGGCTAAACTACAAAACTGTATATGTTTTCTGTTGTCCCAGACATGGATGTGTTCGAGTTCCCAATCCTCTTCGGGTAAAAATTGAAAATCAAAATTCTCTACTTCAACACCCTCGGAAACTACGTAAAAACACGGGGTGGATGAATTTTTTCTGATGTAATCGGTATTGATATCATCCATATAATGTATTTTGTTCGTCAATCCTTTTGCATTAAAAGCATTGCCAATAACAAAAATATCAGAATCTTTCTGGAATACTACATTAAAAGGTCGTATGTTGAATATTTTAAAAGGAATATTTTTTATCACCATTTGGCCCTGTTTCCATGCCATGTCAGTATAGCCATCTATATTTTTTTCAACATCTGGCTTGTTGAGCAACCGTATTCCCAAATTATTATCCCATATATGTACATAGTGTTTATCCCAAAAATCGGGAACAAACGTGAAATCAAAGTCAGATAATAATTCAATCCTAGCACTTACAACATAGAAATAATAAGATTCGCATGAATTTAATATTTTATCCATGGTGTCTGCCGTGAGATCAAACTTACTTTCTATAATTTTAAATCGGTCGCCATGTAGATTGGCTTTATCTAGAAACTTTCTTCCAATCGAATTTGTCGGGGACAAAATAAATACATCAGGTTCGTTTCGTATTTTCCTAACAGTACCAGAGTATACTTTATTTTCATGGAACAACAATTCAATACGTCCTCTCCGCAAAGCGGCGTCGGTATATAGGTTGGGATTATTTGCTACTGTCTTGCGCTGGAACAACCGTATTACATCGCTGCTTTCCCATACATGTACATAATCTTCTTCATACTCATTGGGCCTGTAAGAAAAATCAAAAGTTTCTATAGGAGCGATTGCGTCTACCACGTAGAAAAATCTAGTAAATGAGGAATTGATTATTTCGGTAAGAGCTTCTTGCGTTAATTGCTGATGCTCAATGACACGAGCCGACGGGTATCTTTTCAAGAGATTCTTGCACCCCTCGGTATCTGTGTTCAAAATGAAAATATCGTTAGACATGGTACACTACTAATCTATTTATTATCAGTGTATTATACCAGAATCAAATTATTTTTTCAATTATAAAAGCCAAAGTTTGAGATAATAAACCCATATCTTATTGACATATTCTGTTGTTTCTTTGGAATGCCTGCCCGTAACTTGCGGTAGACAATCAACAATAGAATCATAAAATATAGACCCATGGCACAATCTTTGCGCCCTCAACAGATTACCAAATCCCGCATTATAACTAGCCATGGCTAGACTATGCCTATCAAATTCTGGTCTGGGACTGGTCCAATTACTTCTCATCTCAGCCATGTAAAAAGAAGCAAATTGAATACTAAATTTGGGGTCAAACGGATGAGCAGAAATTCCCAATTTACGACTTACGTCCCCCCACGTGCCATCCATAAATTGACATAATCCTTTAGCACCAACGGGAGACACCGCGTCTACCCGAAACGAGGATTCAGCGTAACACTGTGCCTTTAGCGCTTTCCAATGAACGGTGGGCATATACATACCCACGTACTTTTTATAATAAAAGTCATGATCAGTGCTATAGAGAGATCCAGCTACTAAGTTAGCTGACGATCCAAGCAATAAAAATAGAGATAGCAAGAATCCTTGCAGCCAGATATGTAGCTTTGGCGTTGTCATCTGCATTTGCAATCCATTCCTTAAAGTTAAAATCAATAATTTTGTCCAAATGCCTAAGTATGCCTCGCACGAAATAATATCCTATGCCAGCCATAACAAGCTTGAAAGCAAAACTTATCACAAATGCGGGTAAAAATGCATCGATTTGTGTGAATTCCATTTTTGTGTTCCTCAATGGTGTTTTATTATAAATAATATTTATGCATTATTGTGAAAAAATAACAGATGATGATTTTACTTTTTGTATATTATCGGGGCACGTTATAGAAATTGGAGGCAAACAGTTCAAGGATTATTTTGATGAATTTTCTTCTTCGATGTATATAGATCCACTCGATTACACAGTACATTTTGAAAAATCAATAACAATCACCAATGATATCCCATCAAGCCTAACATTTGACAAAGACGATACCATGTGGTTTGTAGAATTCATTGAGCTGATAGATAAATTCAAACACAATAACTTAGACTCAAACACATTCAAATAGCCAAAAAAGGATAAATATTGGTGTAAGCATAAGAAGGGAGGTTACGTGGATTATTATGCAATATACCCCAATCACGATCTTGTTATTGTAAAGCATTCGAAAATTGTCACTCCCACACATTTTTATGATTTATATCATGCGATTCTGACCGACCAGCGCTACCGAGACGACTATTCTTTTGTAGTTGACGGAAGGAAATTAGATTGGAAAAATTCAAATACTATTGATATGATGAAAGCCATTCAGTTTATCACGGACGCTAAGAAAAACAAATCTATTTGTTATTGCTTAGTACAGAATGTAGGTCAGGTAGCATACATGGACGCTTTCTTTTTATCAACAATGTGTTTTGAAACAAAATTCTTTTACAGGGCTGACTTGCTTCTAAAAGAAATAGACATTACAGCCAAGCAGCTATCTTTATAAATCTAATAATAATATTCTAGATCATCAGTTTTGGATAAATACACAAAACAAGGATATTTATTATGACATTAGTTGTTCCTAATTCTGCTGAAACTATAATCTTAGAATACATATTAAACAAGAGTGCTCCAGAAAATCTGGACATTAAATTATATTCCAACGATGTTACCCCGTCCGAAACGGATACCATAGCGACTTATACTGAAGTATCTGGTGGTGGGTATATTCACAAAGAGCTAACCCCCGCCTCTTGGTCAATTAGTCCCGGAAACCCCACCACGTCTGAGCATACCCAAGTTTCGTGGGATTTCACTGGATCGGCTGGATTGGTATATGGATATTTTATTGTCCGTAGATCCTCTGGGGAATTGCTATGGGCCGAACGTTTTACCAACGGCCCCTATAATATCACGCAATCGGGCGATGCTATCAAAGTCACTCCTAGATTAAATTTGGAATAAAGCAATGAAGAAATTTAAAGACATATATAACGAAGAGTTAGGCAAAACAGAAGAATTTTCGACAGAAGTTACTATTGAAGAGGCGTCCTCCGAATCGACAACTGTAGCTTCGGACAAAATACGTCCTCTGCCTTCTAAAGATACCTTGTCACGAAAACACACCGGGACGGTGGACAAAGAGTCTTTCGTTAAGCAATATGCTATTGACGAACAAAAGGCCAAAATCCGAGAGGAAATGACAACTTTTTTAACAGAGGAAGTAAAAGAAGAGCTAAAAGAACAGCTCAGAGAATCCGTGAAAAAAGAACTACATGACGAACTGTTCATGGAAGTTTATGATACTGTTCAAAAAGAGATACTCGACAGCGTGCTGTCCCAAACGAAAACTGTCAACGAAGGTATATTGGGGGCCATTAATGATTTGGGATCTAAGATAAACAAATTGACGGAAAATCTTAATATAGAAATTCCAACTCCGGTTGTTCATGTAACAACACCGAGAACCAAGAAAAAAGTCATACGAGATGAAAATGGCTTTGTAGAAAGTATCGTTGAAATAGAAGAGGATGATTAACTGACATGGCTAATTTAATAGTCAAGGAGCGATGAGTTGGCAACACCGACCCTAACATTACTGAATGCTGGTGGCCTGACTGATGGCGTGTTATCTGATGCAGATACCAATACTGGATGGTCAAACCTCACGACACTGGACCCGGACATTAAGGTTGAGGGGACAAATTCCGTATCGGGAGTAACACGTAATAACGGGGAGGACTCCTATTACGATTCGGGCGGTGCTCCGGTGACAGCGGTTGGCAAAGTGCTTCGTGGATGGGTCAACACAACGAACTTAGCATATATGGCTCCCGAGGCCACAAATCCATATGAGCTTTGGGTATTTGACGGGACATCTCAGTCTCCGGGCAAGGCGCTATTCGGTTCTGATACATATCCCGGTGGTTGGTTCTATTTCTGGCAGGATATGGATGATTTTACTGGGGTCACATTAGCAAACATTGACCGATGGGGAATTGAAGCTGGGCATGCGGCTAGCGCCAAGAACGTCGTCAATATGTGGATGGACGTTATGCGTTACATGGATGGTTACTACTTAACTGGCGGTACTTCCGGTGACAAAATTTCCGTTGCTGAGCTTGCTGCCACAGATAAGGCAAGCGCATATGGAATAGTGCAAGAACAATTCGATGCTTATTTCGCAACAGGAACAATTCAAATAGGAAACGGCGCAACGACAACTTGGTTCGGAATGGACGGAGAGGTTTTTATTTTTCTAGATATGCCGGGCGCATTAACGATTTCGGCAGGTTTATATGAAATTAATGCACAAGGGACTGGTTGTGATTGTAATATTAAAAACAGCGTGGTACGGGGCAATGGTACCGGAGCAACAACTAGGTTCGTTCTAGATTTTTCAGACACCGATGCAACCGTATCCATTACAGACAATCTATTTCAACGAGCAAGTACCAGCACTTTCGCCGCTGGCCAAACCGTTACCGGTAACACGTTTGACGACTGCGGACAAATTATACCGAGCGGTGCCGACATGACCGGATGCCAAGTTAAAAATTACGAGGGCACAGTGGACACGGGCGCTGTTTTTTATAATGAAACGGCTGACCCTGATGGCGAATTCGATGATATGATCTTTACCAAAGGAACTGCATCCACACATGCAATAGAATTTGGCACTAGTGCCCCCGAAACAATTAACTTAACTGGCCTGTCTTTTTCTGGGTACAATGCATCTAATAATCAAACAGATTCTACCTTATACATCAAGCGCACAACGGGGACCACTACTATAAATCTCTCTGGGGTGACCGGAACCGTAACCTACAAGTCAGATGGAGCCACAGTAGTCATCAATAATAATGTATCGTTTACGATAACTGTCCAAGATACCGATACCGATCCAATTCAAAATGCGGTAGTTGCCGTATATAATTCGTCTACTGACGCAGTACTTAGTAATGAACTAACTGATGTCAACGGTGAGTCAACATTTAGTGCGGCTGCTAATATAGATTTTTATGCTCGAATACGAAAATCAACAACAGGCTCTACGAGATACAATGCCGTCGAAACGGTTGGTAACACTGGAACGGGCGGATCGATTACAGTAACGTTAACCGAAAACATCATAGTGAGTAGTTAAGCGAGTAACCGATGGCAAATATTTCAATTTTAGGTGGCGATTTTACTGTTTACTTCACGAACGATGCGTCCGGTGACAAACAAATTCGGTGGACGGGTGCTGCGTCTGGTACCCGAACAGTAAACGAACTGTACTCTGCGCTAGAAGATTTGTTTGACAACAACACTGCCGGGGTTGGCGATTACATGAACGAAGGCTTGCCGATGAAAGGCGTTACGCCAACAGACTATCTCATAGGAAGAATTGAAACTAACGACCGAGAGCCGTGGTTTATAGATCCCGACACAATAGAGCACTTAACCGGCGGTGGTATGTCAACAACCGGATGGACGCGTGTCGTCGGCACAGCCACCGGAATAGTCAAAGTAGCATATACAATAGGTACTGATTTTTCTGCCACTGATATTGGCAAAACAGTGACAACAAGTACCGATGGTGATAGTGGGACTCTTTTATACTATGATGGCTCACATGCATGGATACGACCGGACAGCAATGTAGCGGGAAATAGCTTCGATGCTAACCCTACATCCAGCGACACCATTACGGTAACGGCAGGCTCTGCGGCCAGCGTGACGCAAAGTTCTGCGTCAACCACAGGTGAGCAGTTGTGGGCTAACCCATATACGATTGGTACTGTAGTTACCAATACTCGGTTTTATGTGGCCCGAAACAATGGAGTATTGACTAATTGGTGGGGCGACGGAGCAATAGATATATTGGTTCTGGTGAGAGACCAAGGCACATTCATTGATGAAGGGCTATTGTCTATCTATGCTAGAAGACCGGGTACTACCTACGACCACTCCGTAGTCGATGCATCTGGCGGAGGCGATATACCAGTATCAATATCAACTGTTCCGGACTTAAACAACAACAATGGTTACCGAACAATATCTGTGTCTTCAGCAGCGACTGCGTTTTCTGAAGGAGAAATAGTAACTGGACAGACAAACGGGGGTGTGGGCATTGTCACCGAAAATACGGGAAGCCCGACAACAAGTTTTGAATATTTCCTCCTAGGAGATCTGTCGCAGGATTTCACCAACGGCGAAACCTTATCAGGCAGCATAGTAGGAAACAACGGAACTGCCGGAACTCCAGCAAATGCCAATGCTTCCGGGTATACTGACGTGACTGTTACCTTTGGTCACAACGCCACGTTCGATGTTGATGGAGATTCTACTAATGAAGATTATTCAATCGTCATTGATTGCAATAGTCGTCCGTTGAGTGAAGTTTATGAGAGATTAAAGTATATTACTCGCAGAGGAGAAACGTCCACGCTTAACGGAATCGAAGGGCAGCAATACATAGGAATCGATTATCGCGTAGATTATAACACACTGACTGGTACCATCAATGCCGGATCAACAGTGACCCAGTCGGTCACCGGAGGTACTACTACCGCCGAAGTAGTAGGGCACAACACTACTGACAAGTATCTGATGCTGAGAGACACACGTGGCGCATCAGCATACGAAGTGGGCACAGCTGCAGCTAATTTACAAGTTGATGGTTCAAACTACGTTGACATGTCTGGATCATCTACTGCAACTCCAGTTACACCAGAAAAACGTTCACCATTTGGAACCTTTGCTGGTGGTGTTTTCTTCGGCGCTAGAGGAGTGGTTCTGGATAATGTAAATTCCAGTGATATTAATAATTACTTTGTGGTCGATGATGGCGGTACACAGCGAGCCGAACCAATACAAGTTACCTTCAAGTTCACCGGCGTCCAAACAGACTCGGAAGTTAGACTTTTTGATAACGACAACGTCATATCCCTTGACACCGAAATAACAGGCACAGAACAGACCACTGGATCGGTTCAACGAGCCGCTTTGTTGTCCTCTGGTTCAGCATACACTGCCAGCGATGTGCTGACGGTTGTCGGTGGTACTGGAACTGCAGCACAGATCACCGTAGATAGCGTTGGTGGAAGCGGCGAAATTCTAACATTCACAGTTTCAAACGGGGGTTCGTACACTTCAAACCCATCCAATCCAGTGTCAGTTACTGGTGGTACTGGCTCCAGCGCAACATTTAATCTCACAATTAGTGGAGAATTCCAATACATATATACGTATACCAGTGACATAAATGCCACTGCGGTTATATTTAACACTAGATACAAAGAAGTCAGACTATCTAATCTAGTTCTTGGTAATTCAAACCAAACAATCCCCATCCAACAGATCACCGACAGAGTTAAAATTTAATAGCTAGACTATATATTTCTTTTCATTCCGATAAATAAAGATAAGCTAAACATGTTTATTTTAGGAGAAAATTATAATGGCTATTATCACAGATCCTGATCTACTGTCAAGAGCAGATGTTATTTTTGGCACAGCTTCGCAGGAGATCTCAATTTACCCTGTTGGTGATACTGAACGAAACGGCACGGGCGTCGAATATGTTGACTGCTGGATTGAAACAAACGGAACAGTAGAATCATCCCAAGATTTTTCTACCGATTCTGTCGCAGCAGGAGACGTGGTTGCAATATTAGTTGGTCCAAACGCTGGACACTACTATGTCAATGGAGTTTCTACAGTAACACTAACTTTAACTGATGTCGACGACGGTACTTCTGGTGCCGCAACTACTGGTCTTACGGTAGCGCAGACAAGCTATACTGAAGGGACCGATACAACGACTTCCCAAATTACCATTTCCACTCATGGATATGTAACGGGCGACGCCGTTGTTTATCGTGCAGGAACAACTGCTGATACCAATTTATCAGACGGCAGCGTATATTATGTCATTCGGGTTGACGCAAATACCATTAGTCTTGCAACTACATACGCAAACGCAATTGCAGGCACGGCAATTACATTGGCCGACGATGGCACGGGCACGAGTACCTTGGATAAGAGAATCATCATTCAGGTATTCAACAATGGCGCAAGCACTTCAGAACAAATCGGCGGAAACGACACTTCTGGTGTTGGAGACGGCGACGTATTGGACGGTGTTACCTTACAGGCAATCTACTCCTTCGCCAAGGAAGAATGGCGAGTGGACTCACTCGTCACCGATGTCGATTCGAACAGCTACAATGACGACTTGATTAGACACCAATTCCCATTCGAAGCTATTACTTCTGAGCAGTTCGAAGTGGGCGGCGGCACAAGCCACGACAACTGGAACTGGTTTAATTTATACACCCGCAAGAAGGTACGTACGGCAGGATGGGCGGAAAAAACCGAAACTGGTACCGGTGATCTAGCAAGAGAAACGGGTATCATTACTCTTGGCGCATTAGACAGCGATGCCCAAGTTTACTATCAGCAGACATCTGTAGTAACCAACAAAACCGACTTTACTTTCCTCGGACCAGTGAACGAAGCGCTGAACATTTATGCCGATGCATCGGCAGATAACACTCCAGAAGACGACTTCACCACATTCTTGAAGTTGTTCGTACGTAAGAAAGGACGTACGTATGCTGGTTCCGAAATCTCGGATATCGGTGTAACGACAATTCAAACAATTGTTAACCGATTCCCGCTTTCGCACACCGTAGACTCGGCGATCACTATTTCCGATGGTCAGTTGTTGGCTACTAATCCGTACAAGTTCCCGGCTGCACCGACAGCCATTGTAACTGGATCGGACGGTTCCAAAACAACCGACCAGCTAACATTCACTAGCACTGGATCAACCTTCCAAGCAAGTGGCGTTATACCGGGCGACATTCTGCAGATCACAGACATATCCTCTTCAGAAATAGGATACTACGAGATTGCATCAGTAGACACCGACACACAGGTTACGATTAAAGAAGTTGAAACAGTTTCTGGCAGCGACTTTGCTTTTGGTACCGGTTGGGCAGCAACTGAAAGCTCGCTAGATTTTTCAATCTTCTCATCAGTCCTTACACCGGCACCGGGCACCACCACACTACGTGACTCGGGGACACTGGTTGATGGTACTGCTACTGGCCTCGTTGATGCAACGGGCGCAACGGGCACACTCACTGATACCGGCGGTGTAAACTTCACGACCGATGGCGTGACAGTTGATGATATTTTGCTTCTTACTAATGCGTATGATATCACATTCAATGCCTCTTCCGATGTTGGTTCAGATTTAGTTACATTTGCTAATCACAACTTACGCACTGGTGATAGAATTGTATACGATATTAACGGTGGCACGGCTATTGGCGGTCTTACTGACGGCAGAGTATATTATGCTTCGGTAGTATCTGCTAACACGTTTTATGTATGTGCAACCCTCGACGATGCGTGGACAAGAGCATATGGAGATTCAGACCAAATTTCTCTAACGGCAGGTTCGAGCGAAAACCACATTTTCAACGCTGTGGAACTCAACGGGTGCTATCCAATCACATCGGTGGCCGCGACGTCTCTTACAGTGAATACCACGGATAATCAATTCCCAAGTACTTCCAAGACAGCTGGCACACGCTACCGCGTAGTCGAAGCAGGTATGTACTTAGAGTATCGCGATAAGACAGTAGATCAGTTCAATGATACGCAGGCTACAACACCACTTACTGATCTGGACTTCAGTGGATTGAACACAATCACAATTGCAGGGCCAGATTTTGACTTCGAAGATGACGCAGGTTCAACTGTGCAGATCTCAGAAGGAGACATGATTGAAATAAGTGGATCTACAAGTAACGATGGTCGATATACTGTTGCTTCGAGAACAAGCGGCACTGAAATTGTAGTTAAGGAATCCTTAGTAGCAAATGACACCAACGATCATGCTGGTGTTACTATCAGCGTCAAGCAGGGATTCAACCGCACAATTGGTTCCGGTGACTTCTCGTTTAACTGGAGACTTACTGGTAACGGCGGAACCTTGCAGGACTGCTTCCAGTTTGTCCAGAAAGAGCTGCGTGGTGATGTATCTATTGACTGTGGACCGGGAACGTTTGTTCCTAGCGGAAACAGCGGCCTAGTGGGCTTCATTGGTAACATTAACGATCTGTTAATGAACTTCTCGACACCGACTGGTACCGGTCTCAATATGATCATTGATAACTTAGCGTCTAACGATATCAACAACGCTACATTCAATGACCACGCTGATACAGCACGTAACTATCCGTTCACATCGTCTGGTTCGTTGGTATTCAACCCGAACTTAACAAACGATCAGAACTCGAAGTACTGGCTGTTCTTTACTAATGATGACGATGGTGATAATCTCGGACGTGATTATGGTACAGAAAATGCTATTGTTGTTGAAGATGCAACTACTCCTACTCCTAACGCAATCCAAGGATTCGTTAATGCGTCGGGTGGTGCGACTCACGGTGGTACGAGAACCGTATCCAGTGGTACGACATCAATTACGTTTACGTACGACTATGATAACAACATCCAGCGTGGATCGGCTTCGGCTGGTGTAGATGCTCCGGTAACACTTGTTGCCATTGGTGCTCCGGTTGGACAGTTCGTTATTGCAACGGGTACTATTACCGAAACTACGGGTATTACAATCTCGGCGGTTGCCGCTCTGGAACGAAATTATTCTGGCTCGCTCACGGCATCATAAGATAAATAGTATACAAATGTTGCAAAACATGGTATACTATAATGATGGACGAACTAGAAGATTTTATTCAAGAGAAACTGCTTGATAAAACAGGAAGGTTATCTTCCTCAAGATCGGAAAGCTGGGTGGCTAAAAACCACCCGGCTTTTCTTATGTCTATTAAAAAGCAAACCGACTTTATGCCTGAGGATACTAAATTTGGCATTCGTTTGAATTTGATACTAAGTCATATCACTGAACTTCCGACATGCTTAAGCTGTGGTAAGGATATCATTCCCAAAAGAGGACAAGCACAATACATTCCTAAATTCTGTTCTAACAGATGTGCTCAAATTAACGCAAGTACACGCCAAAAGATTACTGATACTAATATCGAAAGGTATGGCGTTGACTGCCATTTACGTGCCGAAATCAAGGAGAAGAATCTAAAAGAAAAATATGGTGTAACCAACCCATCTCAGTTAGATTGGGTTCAGGACAAGAAAAGGAAAAATGCTATTGAACGATATGGCGTTTTATATCAACAAAAGCACTTGCATATTGACAAGATTCACTTATTGTCAGACGTGGAGTACCTTAGTAATACGAACCGTGTTGATATTATGGCGGATACTGGTATATCCCAAAGCCATCTATCTAAAATATTATTAAGATTGGGCATAACCGATGGTATAAAAAGTCACCCCGAAGAATCAGTTGCTGACTTTGTAAAAAGCATATACGAGGGTGAAATAATTCGTAATTCCCGTTCCATTATTGCTCCGAATGAATTAGATATCTATCTTCCAGAACACAAGCTCGCAATTGAATTGCATGGGCTATTTTGGCATGCTGAGCAGAAAAAAGGCAAATGGTATCACCGCGACAAACTTTTACAGTGTGAGAAACAAGGCATCAAGTTATTACAAATATATGAAAATGAATGGGCAAATGAAAGAACATCCAAAATATGGAAATCAATTATATCCCACAATATAAATCAATCTCGTAGAATATACGCTAGAAAAACAAACATCAGAATACCAACCAAGCAAGAGGAAAGATCTTTTCTCGAAGCCAATCATATTCAAGGATTTGTGGGGTCTAGAGTTACATATGGGTTGTATCGCGGGGATGAACTGGTTGCTTTGATGTCGTTTGGCAAGCCTAGATTTAACAAAGCATATGGTTGGGAATTGTTAAGATATTGTTGTAAATTAAACACAACAGTGGTGGGCGGGGCTAGCAAGCTATTTAATCAGTTTGTATCCAAACATACCGGATCTGTTATTACTTATGCAGATAGAAGATACTCCGATGGGGGATTATACAGGGCATTGGGTTTTGAAGAAGGATCACCGTCACCTCCCTGCTCACAGTATATTATTAATTGGAAGGAAACTCGTAATAGAATACAATTTCAAAAACACAAACTATCCAAAATATTAGATGATTTTGATCCAGCGCTAACTGCTTATCAAAATTGTTTAAATAACGGCTACGATAGAATATGGGACGCCGGTAACAGAGTGTTTAGTTATCATATTTGAAATCGACGAAAATTAACTCTAAACTTTAATCATCAGTGTAATAATAACGATAAATACATAAGAGTACATTTTTTGTACTCCCACACATTTTAATGGAGATAGTGATGTCAAAACATCAATTTACAGACGAACAACTGCTGAACATGGCCAAGGGGGTACCCCAATCCGATGACGAAAGAGAAATGCTAGATCAAGCGGCTCATGTGGCAAAATGGATGGAAATTCCAGAAAAGAGCAAATATCTATTAACCAAACGCCGCGAAATACGTAGGGGTATTTTTACTATTATTAAACGTTTGCGAAGAAACTTGGAAATAACTCCCGAACTCAAGGCATTGATGTCCATTATTGAACCTCAATTAAACGCTGATCTACAAATGACGTGGGCTACGTTTACCTTTAACTGGGATATACACCCATTTGAAACCACAACGGTCATTCAAAAGCACGAATGGTTCTCAGCTGGTGGTCGTTATGACGAACTCGGCTCCCTTGAACCACCAGCGTTTACTGAACAGGAAATTTCATGAAAATTTTATACACCCTTGGAAATTTTGCTTCCTCTGCACACCAAGTCATATTATACACGATGAATACGGAAAACATTGCCAAAGAAAATTTTCAAATTGTGGCAGAAAAATGTTTTGACGAGGCCTTGCAGTCAAAAAATAGAATTTTTATGAAACAACAGGACGACATGAATGCACAACTGCCGTCCGTTAGTGACGTCATCTGGGTCCAAACAACAGGCAATCAATGGATTGCCGTGGGACTATGGCAAAAAACACCTGATAGCGACATAGACGTTGATGGTTTTCGCAAAGTACTAAAAAGTGTGGGGAAAAAGGCGGTTGAATTAAAGCAACCAATTGTTTCCATGCCACTACTTACGCTAAATGAAGATTTAGATTTATGGGACGAACTGTATCCTGTGATTGAAGAAGAGCTAGGAGCGTTTAATATCCAAGTAATCGTGCATATTCCGACGGAAGAACAGATCATTGCGGTTCTTGATCGTATTGGCGGTGAAATTCAAAGTTACACTGTTAAGCCCAAGGTTATGATACGATTCGCATAGTTACAAAAAAAGATAAATAGTGAAAACAAAATAAAGTATTTAGGATCATACAAATGGCGCGATTACATGGAAAATTTTCAGAAATTAGAATTCCTCCACAAAGCACTGGCCCACGTATTCAAAATTTGCGCTACCAGAACTTAGAATTAACTAATATTGTTGGTGGCACTGTTAAAAAGGGAATGGATATAGTCGGGGTGACCAGCTCGGCAGCAGGAGAAATCGTCGATAAAAACGCCGTTGCCACAACAGACATAGTTGTTTTATTCGATAATGTAAGTGCATCTCTGTCTTTCGTTGACGGAGAAACTGTTAACATCGACGACGGGGCTATTACTGCTACGGTTAACAGCCCAACCGATTCCTACGTTAATATGACTCAGATCGTTGATGCTCGAAACCCACATCAGGGCCAATTTGTAGATCCAGAAGGCGCGGCATATGTTCGTTATAAGGAAGGGGATCAACTGCTGGACGCATTCGGCCTTGCTATGACAACAAGTAGACAGATTTTAGCAGCATGGTCTTTTCAATATAGTTCCTCGCCTCCGGGAATAGCAACCGAAACTACTGGTTCTGCGTCTGGAACACATTTGCCAGACGAATCGTCATATCGTCTAGATGTTGGTTCTGGCGCAACGGACTCTTATGTGCTACAGTCCCATCGATGGTTTCCTTATACGCCGGGCGTTGGTCGTGAATGCATTTATACCTTGGCGTGCGGTGATACAGGAAAAGAAAACAACATCCGAAGATGGGGGATGTATGACGACAACAATGGTGTGTTTTTCGAGTTAAACGAAACAACTGTGGATGTTGTTCTTCGATCAAACGTAACGGGAACTCCCGTAGATACGCACATCAATAAAGATGATTGGAACGGCGATGTGCTAGATGGATCGGGGGAGGCCAACAACCTGTCGAGGCACAACCTAGACGTCACGAAATATAACATTTACTGGATAGATTATCAGTGGTTAGGTGCCGGGAGAGTGCGCTTTGGTGTGTATGCGGCAAGCGGGGAACGCGTCACGTGTCACACGATTGAAAACGCTAACACATTATCGACTGTTTATATGACAACGGGAAGTCTTCCAGCTCGCGCAGAAAACACCAACACGGGACTTACGTCCGGAACCACATCTTTGAAATTAACGTGTGGTTCCATCGTGGACAGCAAAGTGCAACAAACCTCCGCTATTCCCCCTACCTATAGCTGGAATCGTACTGGGGTTTCTGTTGGAACATCCGAGACGTTAATAGTAAACATACGCTCAGCTACCGCGTTTAACGGAATAACAAATAGAATGGTTAGTACGGCCTTGAGGGGGACGGTGCTTTCTAATACTTCCCCGCTAGTTGTGCGAATATACCAACAAGCGACCATCGGGGGGTCCCCCAGTTGGTCTCAACCAACCCCATCAAGCCCATTAGAAGTAGATGTATCTGGAACGTTTTCTGGAGGACAAGAAGTCGCTTCTTTTCTTGTCGGAGTAGCCGAAGGACAGGCCGAAGACTTAAGTTTCCTGAGCGTCCATCCCTTGGCAAACGGAAGCGCATCGTTGTCGTATACTGTTACCGCGCAGAGCTTAGATGCCGCATCAGATACGGCGCTGTCATTCGTATGGTTCGACAGTGGATAAAGAATCGTGGTACTTTCCAACACTACATATTATAACCTTGAATGGGACTATTGGCAGCTTTATCACAAGGTAACGTTTGATGGTCCAAATCGTCTCATTCTTGTTAACGAAGGCGAAACAAACCTCAATGTAACTGAAGATATATATAGTGCTTGGAAAGAGTGGATTCAATTTGATAGTGTTGCACATTTTAATTCAGGCTTTGTTCAGGCAATGACAACAACGGGTGGCGATCCGCTTCCCGGCGAAGAAGCACTTGATGCTACTTTCTTCTTGATTAACGGTTGGAAAATAAAACCTTATCCCGGATCTTATAATTTGACCATCACCGGTAACATATTTGACGTGAACGGCGAAAATATTATCACTCCAGCTGACCGAAGGCTTGGGGTAGAAAACAATATTACAATTTCACTAGAATTGTCGGCTATTGTGAGACGGTTGGGCACACTTACGACGGGCGCTGATGAAACTAAAATTGATGAAATTTGGAAGATACATGGTCTTGATGCTGACAATCCAATGGTGGTCAACAACACTGGCCGACGGGTTAGTACTACCATTATTCAGACATTCAGCGAAGATGACCCAGATCCCGGCTCTATAACCACACGCAGGACATAAAACATGACTATTTATATTTGGGATCCTGCCAACGGTTATGAAAAGGGGACCTCCCTGCATATTAGTTCGCAGGGTTTTGTACCTACCAACCCTCCGCTAACCATAGCCTCACAGGGCTTTATTTTACCCGTAGTATCGGATATACATATTCGATTGGGCGGTAGCGCCGACGTCACAGTTCCATCACATTACGTATCCGAAGGAATAATCTTCATAGACGGCGCAATAGCTCCTGTTATTGTTGAACTTGCTGGGCAAACCATATATGACTACACCGGATCGGGTACTTTGGACACTGGTGGAGATGCTCCGTTTATCATTGATAGTGATGGAAATGTTGTTTATGATTATTCGTCCACTGGATCGGAATTGGGTGGCGGACCCGTATTGAGCGGTAATGTTGGTGTAGAATATATACCCGGAACTGGTTTGGTTCCAGAAAGAGGTGGTCGTGGTGTTGTTTCGGTTGGCTTACTTCGACGAAAAGCGAAAATACTCACCCCCAACATATATATATGGCACGCGCCTTTATTAAGACGGTTTGCGTTGAAATTAACGGGATCGGCTGATGTTGAATTTAAAGCTTCAGAGAAATTTACATTCCTGAAAACTTTAAATAAAATCCCCACAAGTCCAATTCCAGAAAAACCTGAATTTTTACTTGCGATTAACAAATATATTGAATTAATTCCTAAATCATATCAACACAGCGACAACAGCGGCAAATTATCTTTTACTGGACATGCATCCGTAGAATTTCTATCTTCCCCGTATGGAGTCGATATTCAGAAAGATGATATAGAAATCCTCTTGATGGTAATGGACGAAACGCCCACCGTTGTATTATCCCAAGACGCAAAAATAAATCAGTTACGTAAAGAAGACTCCTTGTTATTGGACCTTATCTAATCACGTTATTGACATTTTCTGGCATCAGTGGTATACTTCCAATATGCTATCAAATGCCTTGCCAGATAATAAAGAAAAACTCATAGAACAACTGGTTTATTACAAGTTAACAAATTACCAATACTTGTGTGACGATGATCTTTTTTCAAAGGTCACGCCACCGTATAATGCAAACAAAAATAAAAGAAATATTGTTAGAGAATATGGTAGAACTAAATTTTTTTCTGAAGTAGTATACTGGAATGCCCCCGATGTGACCTTTTGTATATGGCAGGGACCACCGCTCTTTTATGTCGGGGGAAAAAGATTATTTTATGCATACTCTCCGGAAATAGTGAATACAACGCATCACGACCATCTAGTTCCCATGCCAGAATGGAAAGTAAATTATTGCCGTCAACATGTGTTGCAATACATACATAGAAGTTTACGAAACAACAATAGCCAATTAACTAACACCTTCGTGGTGGGGTTAGATAAGCGGCACTTTTCGATAAAAATAAGAGATTTTGAATCTAAGTCTACCGTGGGATCTTCAGAAATGCTTCGAACGCCAATGTTCATAGAAATCCCTGATACCGAAGATGAAAAATTCATAACTGTTATACCGTCTGGAACACTGCTGTATTATAAAGAAAACACTCCGGGAACTTTTAAGAAGTCACTTCAAGAACGCAATGTGCAGTTCGATGGTAACCATAGGGTAGAAATGGTGAACCTTGTTTTGGTACACTGTTGACAACACTTACACCAATAGGTATAATTGGTTTATGAAAGAAGTTCATGTCAAGGACGGGTACCTACACAACCGACGCGGCCCAGCCATTATTAGTGGTGAGCATGAGCTTTGGGCAACAAATGGTGTCCCTATATATGATGAACAAACTTTACATGATATGTTCAATGATAGTGACGAAGATATCATTTATTTTAAACTATCAAATAAATTTGAAAATCAATCCGACTATTTCAGACACTTAATCAACAAACTCGCAGCCACTAGTCATCCCACGTGGGCCTTGGGTTTATATCACAGATATAGATTTTCAACAACCAAAAACCCCCAAGGGTATTCGCGCAGACGTATCACCAATGATGTTATAAAAATTCGCACAATCAAGCACATCCCATACCTATATCTGTATTATGATGAAAGCCTTTCTGGAAAAAAACACGTAAACTTGTTAGAATGTCTCGAACATTTTAACATTTTCGAGGAATCTGCTTAAAATGAATATTTTTGTGTTAGACAAAGACGCTGACCGCTGTGCCAGATACCACAATGACAAGCATGTCATTAAGATGATTTTAGAATTAGCTCAACTTATGTCAACTGCACATCATGTATGTGAATCTCCCGTCGCTGAAAAGCTTTATCGCAAGACACACGTTAACCATCCCTGTGCTATCTGGGTCCGGGAATCCAAAGACAACTACCGATGGACATATGGATTGTTCATGGCATTATCTTCTGAGTATACTTATAGATATGGCAAAACTCACAAAACAGTTAGTGAAAAAGCAGAAGCGTTGGGCATTGTGCCACCAAATATACCAGAATTGGGACTTACAGAAATTCCTCAATGTATGCCTGATGACTGCAAAGTTGAAAGTGATCCAATAGAGGCATATCGCAATTATTACAAACGGCATAAATCACACATTGCATCGTGGAAAGGTAGATCTACGCCCGAATGGTATTAATTAGCTGTCGAAAACTTCTCCGGTTCCGTCACAATATTCGCATTCTGCCCCATGTGAATACCCGGTACCAGCACATTCTGGACAAGGCATAAGTTCTGCGTCAGGTGGCAAGTCATCTTCGTAACTTTCGGTGAGGCCGTTATGACGATCATATACTATGCTTATTGGATGATCTTCTGGATAAGGTATACTTCTGTCTAATACAAATCCCGGCAACGATATATATTCCCCTTCCGGGCCAAATCTTGCAATATAAGTATCTTCCCTTTCGCAATGATAAAGGTCATAATAGTCGCCGCCATATAAGACGGTCCCATAATATGTGCAGCTAGCACAATCGTGGTCGTGTTTGGGAGTTGTTTTTGGTTTATCTAGCAAATCAACCCCCGTGCCATGTCCGTGAATTTCTTCAATATAATCCACATCGTTTACGGCTTCCATAAGCTTTCGCATTTCGTTTATCATAGCGATTTCCTTTAATATAAATATATTTATCTTTGATTGTTGATAAATATAATCATAATCCACAACAACCATGGTATCATAAATTATGAATATAATGCGAGCATTAATGGAAGCGGTGTCTGGGCCTTCTGAAAATTTCACAAATTTAAAAAAATTATTTTCGGTCAAATCAGGTGGGAAAGCAGATTTGCAACCTTCCGAAATGGCTGACGATGGATTCGTGTATAATATAGAGTACACCTCAGAGGTTGACATTACAATAAATCGTGGGCTATTATATCGAGCAACCGAAACCAGTCCAGAAGAATACGATGTTCAAGAATTACGTACAACTGGAATTTTGTTTGGTAAATTAAAAAACATCATGCACGATGAAGAAAGTTATGAGTGGATATTCAGTGGAGAGCTGTATATTTCAGAAATTGATAAGACCATAGAAGGCGTTGAACTGTATGCCGATGGAACTACTTTCGGAGAATCTGTTGATATTCTTTTAAATGTCCTAGATGATTACATTCATGGAAACGCACAGGAAATAATTAATAACCATTATTTCTAAAAAAATCCCCCCCCCGAACACTCCAATAATATGTTGCATCTAAATGCATTACCAAGGGCTTGACATACCCATTGGGTATGATATAATGTCCTCGTCGTTAATAACCTACAGGAGACACAGGTGTCTGACCAATTAGCAAAGGTTGAAGCGTTAAAGGGCGAACTTTCCTTTAAAGAAGCATATTATAGTGGAAAAGAACAAAGAATCAAAGATGCACTTTTGGTGCTTGAGGACAAAATATCGCGATACACCACTGGTATTACACAGGATGTGCTTGAAGAGTGCATGGAAACAGTGTGGGATGAAATGTCGCGTTGATTAAAAACGGGAGATAAAAAAATGAAGGACAGAGGAAGCATCGTACGTAAACTTGAGAGGAAGGAACTCCTTCCTCCGTGGAAGCCGTTTGTGAAAGAAACATGTTACGAAGTTATCATGGGTTCTTTTGCTTACGGTGTTTCCAACATGGGTTCCGACGTTGATGTCTATGGAGTGTTTGTTCCACCCATCGACATGGTGTTTCCTCATGCGTCCGGTTATATTCAGGGATTCGGTCCTCAGCCCAACGTGATCAATGTTGAACAGAAGCATCACATCGTTGATAAAGATACGGGCAAGGAATACGATTTTGCCCTGTACAATCTTGTTAACTACTTCAAGTTATGTGCGGAAAATAATCCTAACATGGTTGATTCGCTGTTTGTTCCTGAACGGTGTGTTGTGCATTCCGATGAGGTCGGGGATATCATGCGTGAGAACCGCAGGTTATTCTTGTGCCGTGAGATTCAGAAGAAGCTGTCGGGATATGCATACAGTCAGTTACGTAAACTCCGCACAAAAGAACCCGTTGGTAAACGTAAAGACACTATCGCAAAGTATGGATATGATGTCAAGTTTGCCTATCATGTGGTTCGCCTTGTCCAGCAAGCTGAAATGGTGCTCTCAACGGGTGACCTTGATCTGGAAGCCAACCGTGAACTTCTAAAAGAGGTTCGTGCGGGTGAGTGGTCACTAGAGAAACTTGAAACATGGTTTGAGAAGCGTCAGAGTGATCTGGACACACTTTACATTAACAGTCCGTTGCCTTTGTTGCCACGGTATGATAAACTAAAGCCCTTGTTAATGAACTGCTTAGAAGCCCGTTACGGTTCTTTGTCAGCATACTTTAACTTGGAAGGTAGCGAACAGATTGCTACCGAGAAACTGCGAAAAATCAAGGAAATTATTAATGAATGAAGGAAAATGGATGGTCAATGTGTTTGGTGGGCCGAACGAGTGTCCTTTTGAAATTAGTGTCATACGAAAAGATTATCGTCTTGGACTTGTAAGCTACGGGTGGTTCAACGACGACAAGCTGCTAATAAGCCACAGTGGTGGGCCATGCAAGTGGCCCGTACCCAACCGAATTTGGAACAAATTGTTAGCCGTGGCCCACGAAACCGCACAAGAACTGAACTCAACGGAAGCCCAATGAAAAAAACACACTACAAAACCATTTGGATTTCAGACACTCATCTGGGAACCAGAGGCTGTCAAGCAGACTACCTTCTGGGCTTTCTTAATAACCATACCTGCGATAAATTGTATTATGTACTATAACTGCGGAGATTGGGTAGAAAGCTGTACCGCATTAGTAGAAGACGATTCTGGGAATATAAATATTATTCAATGGGCCAAGGTTGGTTACGAAAAGTAGGATCACACAATGATACTAACACTCACCGAGAAAGAACAAATATTGATCATTGTGAGTTCGCTGCGCTATTATATGGGAAGATCAACGATTGCCGTATCCTCATATGTTCGGTTCCTAGAAGAAAACTGGGAACACCTAACCAATGATTCGAAATGGCTCATAGAACGCGAAGTGGAACGGGAAATAGAACGAGACGACGTCGAGCGTGTTGCGTCGAAAATGTCTGGTAAAAACTCAGATTTTCTGCCACTGGGCATGGATTATGATCGGGAACAATGGGATAGATTGCGTAAATTATGGCACAAATAATATTCTAACCATTGACAACACAAAAAACGTGTGATATGATATTTAAATCATGAGAATTATATCTAAATTTGATGACTACTATGATACGGCATTTGCTTATGGCCACGACGACACATACACCTATATTCGAAAAACGGAAGAGGTTTCTGTGGATCTTCCCGAAAACCACTATCGAACGTGGATCGGTTCGCAATATCTAAACGAATATGCTATTATTTTGGGATTCTGCGGGAAATTTTATTTTGGACACGTTATTGAACACGGGTTAAACCAAACCGTTTGTTGGTCAGTAAGTGATATTGAGAAATTCATTAACTCGATTAGCGACATACACTTGAAAAAAGAATTAGCCGCGTCGTTTGATGGCAAAAAAACACACAGTTTTCGTTTTTATTACAACAGAAAGCGGCAGTTCAAAAGCACTCGCGAAGCGTTCGAGTATTATTTTAGTCAAACGATTCCTGATAGTACGGATAAATTTTTCGAATATGGCACCCCGGTGTTTTCTCTCGAATATCGCACAACAAGGTTTCTTAGCGATTTCAGAAAACCCAGCGGAGTATTGTGCACTAACCCCCGCTTAAAAGACCTCGACTTTTACAAAGTCATGGAGCCATACGTGGCTTTTCAGGAAATTGACATGTTTCTTGGCGGGGTATTGGGAAGCGCACATCCCCCCATGAAAACCATTTCTGATATTGCAATGAGAGATAAAAAGGGATTTGACGAATGGAGTTTCAAGAAGAAACCAACCAAAATCCGCTGACTACTTTTCTTCGGATGCCTTCTATAGAATATATCCTATTTCACTCAATTGCCTATTATATAATATATCCTAGGTATTTTTCATACCCCGCCCCAACAGAAGAATATAGTCAAAATTTACTATATATTTGATAAATACTTTAAAATATATTGGAGTTATACCATGAATTTTGAGAAAATGCTAGAAGGGCTGTTGGGTACAGAACACGCCGAAAAATATATCAAAGCATTAAACGAAGACAGACTTGATAATGGCGCATTTGAAAGAGAAATCGTAGAAAAAATAAAAGCTGCTGTATCCGATTATTTTATAAGTCACAATTCCCAGCGGGACCATCCACAAAGATCTGTTGGGTTACGTGTAAAAAATTATACTGAAAGCAGTGTGACTATATTGATGCTTCTTCCAATAGATTATTTTTATGAGCTTGACATATATCAGGGTGATAATGTAGGAATGCTCGAACATGACATAATTAACTTTATTAAACGTAATACTGATATACCGGTAAATAATATAAACTTTACTTTTACAAAAGAAGACGAAGACCCAAGAACGGTCGTAATAAAAATGGTTGCAGAGGAACGTGGGCGTTTGGCTTTTTTAAAGTAAAATACATTAAAATATTATTGACTACCCTTCATCGTGGGGGTAGTACGGATCTATGGATATCTTGGTAGTTATTACTTGGCGTCCAGAACCCATACATTTTTTGCACATTTCATATGTGGGATCAGAATATAGACCCTTATGTGGGTCGTAAAGTTCTCCGGGTACCTTTTTAATGCCAGATCCCTTGCATTTTTTACAAACAATGATTTCAGTAGTTATGGACATGTATGTGTTCTCCCTGTGTTATGTTGTATTATATCAAATACATAGGAAAAAATCAAGCATTGACTTAATCTACATAGTATGATACTATTAGATAATGGATCGAAAAATAATAAAATGTAGAAATTGCTTTTATTATCAACCAGAGAACAATGGTGATCTCTCGGGGGAATGTGTTCGATTCCCCCCAACACCACTGGCCAATAGCGTGGGGGTTTTCTCTAGAAACCCCAAAGTATATGATGAGGATTGGTGTGGTGAGTTTTTCTTAAATTCTGGGCAGAGGGACTCTGATTTCAAACCCCGGTGAGGGGGTCAGTGATGACTAATTGTGGCCCGTGGGGGGACCCACGAAACATTATGTTATCTGAGTGTAAATCAAGGTGCACTGAAAAATATATCCACAAGTCATAAATAACCATCAATGCCTTTAGAAGATGCTCGTCGTTGATGGCGTCCCATCGACTTTCTACAATTACCCGTTCCAGCTCCTCAGACAAAACCCCGCATATCTTGTCTTTAATACAAAATTCACCTTCTTCTTTACAAAGGAATCGAATGACGTCTACGAGGTGGTCCACCGACTCGTATGATTTTATATAATTAAAATATCTAAATTGGGATATCAGAGCCTCCACACTTAGTCTACCAAATGGCAGCAGGCGTTCCATGGTATAGTGATGTTTTCCTTCATCAGATATCTTAGAATCATATACCTTGGGGAAGAAAGGATTCCCGGAATATGCCGAGGCCCGTTGAAGGTACAGGGAGTGCCCTTCCTCTTCATCTTCTTCGGCGTCATATTTCTGTTTCTTTACGACTTCGTGTGGATCATTCCCACCAAAAACGTCGTAATAATAACCACTACTCCTTCCTGAGTAAGCCGGTTCCGATTCTTCGTTGTCCTCTGGCTCGAAATCTATGCTGAATACTTCGTGTAATTTCATAATTATTATTTATCTAATTTCATTTCTAAGGAATTCCTAATCGAAATAGATAAATACAACTAAATTACCGAAGGATTAATTCATGAAATCACTAGACAAATTCAACGCCTACCGTATGAGGCATGGTAATCGTAAAGCAGGAATTATTTTGATAGACAAGTATCTTAATCAAGAAGTTTCCTTGTCCAGTGCCGACTTAACTGATTCCTCGATATTCATGAATGGACTAGATGCGGTAGAAGAAGCACTGTACAACAATGATATCCAAGGAGCAGTAGATATAGCTAAATCAACTGCACTCGAAATGGTTGACGATGAACTGGACGGAGGGGCGTTTTTCGAGCATCTATCACCAACACAATCCATGCGTAAACTAATGGAAGCTGCATCCGATAACTATTGGTTTATTCGTGGTGGAGATTTCGAACACTATAAGCAACAAGCTCTGAATAACACAGACGTTGCAGAAAATAAAGAAAAAATGGAATACATTGTCCATGAATATAAGCTCGCTATGCAAATAGCGGATAAAGAAGAAAGACAAAAAATGATGAAGGATTTCTCCGAGGGGAGGAAATCAACCTTCTGATGAATTAGCTTCCAGCTGAGCCGTTGCTTCTTTGGCTTGTCTTGCAACATTAACCAACAATTCAATAGTAGCCGGGTCACTATTGATCAATTTATTTAATTGCCCCACAAAATGATCAATGATATTCGCGTTTCCTACTTTACCCGCTTGGATTATGGCAGAAAATATATGATTAAATGCGTGGATAACATCAAAATCGGACCCAAGAGGTAACTCACTGTAATAGTCCATCAAAATCGTATATGATTCGATGGCTGGCAAATGAGATAGTTTCACAATCGCCTTAAGATTTCTTAATGCGTAATTAGCGCCCGATTTTATTAGGGCGTCTTCTATCTCGGGAATACGACGATCAAAGTAATACGTAGACGTTCCTCTTGAATCCTGTATAAGCGTCAAAGCGCGTATAACTTCCTCCATTTCCTTCTCTTTTATCGCAGACATTATATACCGGGTAAACGCCGCAGAGGGATTTGGGGACGCCATTGTTGATATGCTAGCCAACACGCTGCCTCCCGGTGCCCTGTATCCAGAAAAAAACGAATCATCTAATAATTCCTTAAATACATTATATTTTCTTTCTTCAGGAAGAACATTAATAAACGTTTTTCGTGATTGGCTTGACATAGCAAAATAATTATCACTGATGTCTTTATCGGTCAGCAAGGACGCAATATGTTTTGTCCCAACATCCATAAGTCTTTGGTTTTCTTGGCCGAACCGACCGGTATTAAGTAGGTATGACTTGGCTTCTTCACCATTGGTTATAAACTTTTCAAACACCTCTTCGATTGTGTGGCCATATGCTGTTAAGTCAACTTGGCGATCACGCTTAGTAAACCACGATCCAAATTGCGCTAATATTTTGTTCGGATCATCGGTGTCGGCATTTATAAAAGTATTCCATTCACTCGGTACCCATATATCATACAAAGTTTTTGAATCCGGTAGCATGGCCGTACTGCCCATGCGGTCAACATATCTTCCTTGTGATGCCGCAAGCTTATGTATTTCAAGTGGAAGAATTGTGTTGAGAGTATCTTCGTTTAAGAAGGCCTCTGTCTTAATAAGATTGTAGGATAACTTGGGATCTTTTTTCGCATAACTGATTATTTCGGAATCATTAAAAGTTTTAAGCAACTTATACAAAAAAATGCCATCTTTTGAATCGTTCTTCAAAAGAATGTCTCTAACCCACTTTAAATTTTTCTTCAATATTTCCGGAATATCTGCGTATGATGATATTTGTGGATTTGCTTTCATAATAGACAGGGTTATCTTCTTGATATACGTAAACTTTGATTCTATATCAAAGCTATTTTTTTCCCGGTCATTCCATATTGCGGTAAGAGTTCTCAGTATTCCGGTTGTTCCACTACTTAAGCCATGCTCTCCGTAAGCGTCTTTATCGTATATAGAATTAGCATATCTCTGTTGCATATTCCGCATTATAATGTGGTGCCTTGCCACCGCCTTTTCATCCGACACGTTGTTATTGATCCAACGAGTCATGTCTCCGACACCCACAAGTGGTTCGGTTGTGCCGTTATAATAAAACGAATAATAGGCGTGTTTAACTTCACCCTCATATATGCCCTTGATTAGATGCTCATCAAAGTCATACTTTTTTCCTTCCCCCGAACTAAATATCTGTTTCCACCGATCATACGACTCTTTAGATGACAGTTCTTTTAGCATTTCTTGGGAAATATCAAATATTGTTGTAGAAAGAATAGATACCAATGCGTCTCGTTCCTTTTCGGGCCATCTGTCAGAGAAACGTTCTATTATAAGAATAAACTCCCCCCACTCAGACGTTCGTGCATACTTTATTTTAGGAAATGTATCTGTATTCTCAATTACCGTCAACGGACGTTCCATGAATTTCTTTTTTAAAGAAACACCAAACACGGCGTTCATATCATCGATGTCGGGATTGAGCATCAAATATCGTGTAGCATTCAAAAGATCATAGTCATTTGTGTTGGGGGTTCCATAAATGGTTTTTATTGCTTCCCCAGCCCACTCTCCTTCCCAAGTTCCATCCATAGCTTGACGGGCATATATGTACGCAGCTCTCGGAGTGCTTTTGGCAATCTTTTCTTCATATTGTGGCAATCTGGACACCGGAGTATTATTATAACCATACTCATCGTCTTCTAACATATGATCTACCAAGTACTCTCCAGATACCCGATCCATTACAGCTTTTTTAATCTCTGCCGATGTATCCCCGGACAGATCTTGTCTAAATACTCTGTAAACTGCATGCACTGCTGCATCGTTATTAGTATTCCAGAATATTTTTAATATTTGATACCGCCCGTGACCCCACTGTCGTGTATCTCCCTTGTCCTTATCTTCAATGAACGTCGGTCGATCCAGTAAAGATTTAATATATTCTTCCTCGGTCACTGGTATGGTTGTTTTGTCGGAAACAAAATCTGCGTAATATTTTTCATCGACATTTTCTTCTACTGCATAAATCATTTGAATCATGTCATCGGGGTCGGTTATCGCATTTATGGCCTCCTCAAATGTATGTTTTGATCTGAACAGTAGTTCTGGCCGTCTTTTAACTAGGCCCTTGGTCAGAAAGTCTGGGCGCTCATCTATAAAACTAACCAAATCATCATAATCTAACCATTCTAGTTGAAAATCGGCATCAGTAGCATAGCGGCCTTCTTTCAACCCTTTAATAAAGGGTAATTTCAATAACTCCAACACGTATGGGTAATATTCTTCCTTAATGCGGTGGTTGCCCCATCCCTTTCTTTCACCCAAATAAGCATCTTCTTCCAATATAAACGTTGCATGGATAATTTCCATATCTTCTTTGGTTTCTGGATGTTTTTTGGTTTCCCTTAAACTCAAGATAGTATCCGTCTCTGATCCCATCGCCAAGTTTCCACAATGGGAACCGCCATCTGCCTCTTCCTGACATCCCCAAATATTCAAATTCATCCATTTAAACCCATCATTAAAATCTATCAAAACCGTGTTGCGAGGGTTGGGCTTCACAAAACGACTCATAGATTCTTTCCATTCTTCTTCCAAGACTTCAAGATCTCGTATTATGCCACTTGGTCGCTTAGGATCCCTTGTGAATGGCCTTAAATACTCTTGAATTTTAACTGAATCGATATTTTTATAATGGCGTATCTCGTTTATAAATTCGTCAATGTCTGAGAAGTGTTGCATTTCTGAAAAAATGATATGCCCAAACGACAGCCCATCACTATCTTCTGTATATTTCAGTTGATCTGGATATATTTTTTTGGCGAGCGCGTTAAGTGACTTCCGTTGCAATCTGGCCGCTTTGTTTTTTATTCGCTCATATTTTTCTTTATCATTGTCTGATATCTTCTCATCTGGGTCCACCGTCATGTCTTCAATCAATTCATTCAACATTACTTGTTTTGCCCATGCTGCAATGTATATTATATTTTCTTTATGCATAACTACATGAAACCATTCAGTAAGTTTTGCCTCGATGTCTTTAATACTTCTGGCACTATGCTGTTTGTACAAATTTATCGTTCCCTGTAACATTTGCATGGCAGTTTCTCTGCCACTGGCTTCTGACAAAATCTGATTTGTTAAGAAATTGTTCAAATGTTCTTTTATGGTTGGCGATGAAATATATTCAGAAAGTTTCATATTAAAATTCAATAAACGATAATATGTATATTTATCTGTTTTTTAAGTTCTTGCATTTCAAAACCAGATAGGGTAAAATATGAATATCGTTGACCGGAAAGGAACGAGAACCATGACCGATAAAATAAAACTAAGTCTCCTACTCAAACACATTCGCGTGAGTTTTATAGTGAATATGCACGAATGGTTCATGGAAGGGAAGCCTGATTATATTACACTGGAGTTTTTTAGAGAAAAAGACCACATAATATATACATTATATGTTTCATATATAAAGGTCGGCGAAAGTGTTATATCGAGGGGGTTAGGTGTAATTGCCGAGGAGAAGGCGAAAATAATCTTCAACCTAACCGACAATGACATCATATACACCACACTCACGGACGAAATAGGCTATATTCGTAAGGAGATCGAATATGATGGTATCTAAAAGGAAGGTATCTGATGAAAAAATTAATCCCGGTTCGATACGATGGGAAGACCTCAATTTGGGGCTGTTAATGACAATGGTTGGATACACGGAGGGAGAATACCAATATGTGCGCGTTACTCGAATGGAAGCATTGGGTAATGCGTTTCTGATATCTCTGACTAATCGAAAAAATGCTTCAGAATTATATACAAACCTAAGTATTCTTACCAAACACGAACTACTGGGGATTATTAACTTTGATAACGAATCCGACTCTGTCTATTATAGGTTAGCGGAGAATTTAAATGGGCTATATATAATCAAATACGACAATTGAGAGAATATCATGAAAGAACTTGAATTGAAAGAATTATTAAAGCAACCGGGATTTCTCAGTTCGAATGAATTGTTTAAGGTTGTTTCGATCTGCTCTAATGACGGACATGTATTTTTAGCAATTGATAATGTTTGGGGGACACGAAATGAAGGACCAAGACAACCAACTTGGTATTATTTATGGATATATTCTATTGAACCGACTTATAACTACGAATGTGGCCAGTGGGGTTGGCCGAAAGGCTCTGCACGGTTGGTCGGAAATTGCGCCGAAGATACTCTGCTAACATGGGTATCCCTGAGTCCAGAAGATTTGACTTATTTGAAATTTTCAGGCAAAACAGACCATTTACTTTTTAAAGTGATTGTAAATCGTGGCCAGTGACATAACCCAAACAAACGGAACAAATGACGGGGTTTCTCCGATTACATGTGAGAGGGATCCTATTTCATATACCAAGCTATTATCTTGGTCAGACAATTTCCGACACCCGTTGCCCAGCACTACGATCCGATGGACCAACCATGGTCAACTAAAAACGTACCTATACGCCTATAACTATATTTGGGATCATTATCCACACAACGATTCATTCTGGCTAGGGTTAGCTTACGATCCCGTCAAGTGGGATCCGGTCACAAGGCGCATTGTGTTTAATTCATTCGAGTTGTTGAATGTACACGGCAATGGAGAATACTCGGCAGATAGCATATACGCCCTATTCAACATGACCGAAGCCGATCATATACACGCCGTCCTAGGCCAAGATTATAGAATTTTCCTCAGGGAGATAGATTTTGAATCGTAACTTGTGTTTGCCCAACGCACATGATATACTAATTAACTCGTACATAGGCGAATGACAACATATGACCTACTTTTCCGAAAAATCAGCCACATTCTATAATCAAAACATTGATATTCCGTGGAACAATTTGTTAATACAATTTCACGATGCCATTCCTCATCATGATGCCAATTATAGTTCTTTTATTATATCCAAAGGATGGGATGATCGGTGGGAAATTACCTTCGTTTCAACAGAACAAACACAAATCCGATCAGAAGACGACGACTCCCCTTGTTATCTAGGAATACGTATGATAGGAGAAGCGACCACATCTGCACTGGAAAACCTATTCAAAAATTCTCTCAGCGACGAAGAAATGGTATGGATTAAGCTGTCTGGTAGTTATGAAGGCGTATATGGCATAACATACCCTCGGGAAAATACCCAATGAATGTGGTTTCGTTCAACAAACTGATAGAAAAGATCGACTCTCCGTTCTGCGGAAAATATAATCTTAGGAACCAATTGGACGCATTACGTAAAAGATCTTCTGAATTTTCTTACGTGGTTACATGGCCATATGCCAAAAAACAATATCTGGCAGTAAGCAACATGCCCCTTTGTGAAGAAGACGGCAATTCTTCGAAACATATACTAGACAATATACTGGAGTACAGGTACTTGAAGTTCTACTTTGAATTTTCATCACTAGACCCGATTTATGACTTATTTGGAATTTCAAGTGAAGAGCAAGTTTTTATTAAATTATCCGGAGAAAAGAACATTTTCGTAGGGAAACTTATACATGACGAACTCTAACACAGTACGGTGGGTGGACGTGGTAGACGGATGTAATGCACTCTCCATCAAGCTACAGCAGACATATCCCTCCGACCAACCGTTCATGCACCTTAAAATAACGAAATCCACTTTCATTACCACACACTATGGCCTATGGCTATGTAGCCCTCATAACTCATATATGCTAGCTCGTCTAGATGCAGAGGCGATAAAGTTGTTTATAAACAGGGTTGTATCAGAAGAAAAAGCAGTATATAATGCACTTGCTGATGATTATACAGACAAGTATACAATTATTTACGAATAAACGGATCATGCAATGATTAAATATAGTAAAATATCGGGTTTATTGGGCATCCCTCCGTTTGAACACGCCTTTGAGCTGAGCTATGGCGGATCCCATTTATTTGAACACGACTATATCGTTGTAATATATTGTCGTTCTGGACAATCCTATGCTAGGTATATAGACGAGAAAACCTTTTTCAAGGTAACCGGTTTAACGGAAGAGGATATCGTTTTTGAGAAACTTGCAACCAAAGATGGTACTATACGAGGCAAGGTATCGGTGACGTCGTGAACACTGTTGCACTATCTGTAATAAAAGATCACTTATTCAACCACCCTCGCGATCTGAGGCTATATATGACACCCGATGGCCCCGTATTGGTTGATCAAATAAAATGGGTTATCATAGAACCACCAGTTGTTAATAGATTATATCTAGAACCCAATTATGCTATGGGGTCTCTGTATGATCAAATAAAGTTTAGTGATCAACTGAAGGACTATCGAGCTACATTCTGCACTGGTGCGCCTGCACCCCTGTCTGGGTCTACCAAGGGAATAACCAATTGGCTTGAAACTCCAGCAATAACCGTCATAGCAGTGAGCACTGGATTTATGGCAGTTGGCTCCGAAGAAAACTTCCTAGAGCATGACCTTCCCATTCTCATGGGTATGAGTACCGAGGACATTATCTACTTTAAAATGAGCGAATCTGCTTTGGTAGCAAGGGTTATATCATGAACACTGTTGCACTATCTACATTAAAAGAATATTTGGCTAGGCAGAAGGAGCGTCTCTACATACCCGACCCCAACGGCAGTCGCACTTCACAAGAACAAGCGGCCAATATTTTAGCTGATCGCATAGGATGGATCACCATTTCACCTTCGGTGTATAATGGATACTACCATGTCGCATTCTACCCCGTTGATATACCTGTGCCCTCCCACAGGAAAGAAGAAGAAGATTGGATCTCAGAGGAATTGCCAGTCGCGTGGATGCGTAACACAAAAGAAGACTTCTTAAAGTATACCTTACACATGCTACTGGGTATGAGTGAAGAAGATGTGGTCTATTTCAAAATGACCGGTGATTGGTCAGTACTAATAGCAAAGGTGGTACCATGAACACCGTTAAAAGAAGCATCATTGAAGAGTTTCTAATAAGACAAACCACTGACAATTGCATTTCGCCCTTGCACCCCAAAAATGACTTTGGAGTATTCCTACCAACAGCGCGATATATTGCGGTGGATAGGCATATGCCATTCAGCAATATAAACCCGTGTTTAATTATTAATATATGTGAATATAAGCCATGGATAGGCAAAACAACCGGTTGGCAAACAGACATGCCATTCCAAACACTACACATTTATTGGTGGAAACCGAATGATAAAGATCTAAAAAACATCTTATCCTTAAATGAAGAAGACCTTATCTATTTTAAAATGTCTGGTGATTGGAAGGGCTTGATAGCGAGGATCATATGAATCCAGAAGACACAATGAAAACCGTAAAACTTGAATTTATAAAAAAATTAATAGAAAACGAGGGGTATAACACTCGTGGGTCAAATGTGTTTTATGTAAGAAAATCTTTCGAAGACATTAGATATGTTAAGCTGATTACTCCCAATATCTATTGGATTTATGAGAAGGTTTCACTATCCTGTGAAACCGACCTTCATTTTGCTGGGATATCAGATGCACAAATAATTGCACGGTGGTGGGATCCACCAGTAAATGTAATACGCGATATTTTTGATATACCTGAAAAAGAACTAACGTACCGTATTTTAGCTAATAACTGGGAAAACCTAGTTGCAAAAGTAGAATAAAACTTCAACAAAAATAATAAATAGTAACAATGATGCCCGTAATTATGTCCAAGTATGGCCGAGGTGGCACACCGATTGGTTCTCATACTAATAGGTTGATAACACGAAAGGACGGCTCAGACAAAGGAACCATGTTGCGGTAATTGGTACCGCGACAGTAGTAGAGTTTTATCTAAAAAATATTCTAAAGAGGAACTAAAAAGAAACATGCCACTAAAAAATATGTTAAAAGGTATTCTAACCGAAGAACAATCCGACAACTACTACAACCTAGTAAATCAAGCCGACTACGATGACGATGGAGTAGAAGAAACTTCTTTCTCTTTAGTAAACTTTAAACAAGAACTTGACACTATACTGGGTGATGAATCCAAATTCAACTTGGACACTTTATCCGTCGAGTTACACGACTTGCATCAGCGCCTTAATGCAAAAATCTATTCTTATGACGAATTCGAAATAGGAGTGGAAGACTCATTGGATGATCTCGAAAAGGCTATAGTTCATATAAACAAAGCACTAGATATTCTTCTGAATATAGAAGCTCTCAATCCCAACACACTATAATATTCAGGAAAGTTTAATTAGCCAGTGTTCAGCATCATCGCTGGATATGTACTTTGTTATAATCTTTGCGTTAAATTTCGATACCATGCGTTCATACAGTTTTTTATGAGAGAGGAGCGCTGGTTCAACATGTAGATAATCAACGCCATATTTGCTGACTGTTTCTTCTACTAGTTTGGTAATTACATTAAAGACAGCAAGAGCTTGCTTATGATCATGTTTTATTGGAGATTCACTCTTATTAAATTCAATAGAGAGAACGGGTCCAAGTCCAAGATAGGGCTGTATTTCTTCAGAGTATTCTTCAGCATTATCCAATATACCTTCAACAAAGTCATAAACCATCATATGAACTTCATAGGTTTGTCCTTTCAAGTTAAATCTTTTGTTTATTGATTTATATGCGTTACGATGAAAAGTCTTCGGTAAAAAATCAATGACCTCTTCATAATCAAAGGTTGGCTTGGGGTTACTGTCAAATACTTCATTAAGTCTCATGATTAATATTTATATTAAAAAGAATATTTTTTCGAAAAATGCCTTCATAAGAGAATAAACATACCCCTATAATGGGATGAAATAGAATATTATTACCAAGGAATGGGGTGAAATAGAATAAACATACCCCTATAATGGGGTGAAATAGAATATTATTACCAAGGAATGGGGTGAAATAGAATAAACATACCCCTATAATGGGGCGAAATAGAATATTATTACCAAGGAA